TACGATATTGGCTATCGTCATCTTCCAGAAGAATACAAGGGAGAGGACGGGAAATACAGCATTCCATTAATCCATTCGCAAGAGGAACTTGATGATACGCTGGCACACATTCACAGCATGAACATCTTACACAAGTTGGAGGACGAAAAATGAACGAATCAATCTATTTTTGGTGCGGGTGTGCATGCGCGATATTCATCATGGTATTCAGCGATTCGGCATGGACAATCGGGAGGAAACAAGTATGAAAGCCAAGTGCGAGCTCTACAACGACCACTTTCAGAACTTTAAGCGATACGGTATTCCAAAGGCACAGCTTGTGATTGCTGACATTCCTTACAACATTGGGAACAACGCCTACGGGTCAAACCCAACTTGGTATGTTGGTGGGAACGACAAAAATGGCACTAGCAGTAAGGCTGGCAAGACGTTCTTCGATACAGACGTTGATTTCCGTGTTGCCGAGTTCATGCATTTTTGTAGTCACATGCTAGTCAAGGAACCAAAAGAGCGCGGAAAGGCACCAGCAATGATCGTGTTTTGCGCATTCCAACAGATGCAGATGGTTATCGAATATGGGGAGAAATACGGGTTCCAACACAGTTTCCCGCTGATATTCATCAAAAACCAGTCGGCACAGGCTCTGAAAGCCAACATGAGGATCGTGGGGGCTACCGAGTACGCCGTGGTCTTATACCGCGACAAGTTACCGAAGTTCAACAATGATGGGCAGATGGTATTCAACTGGTTCCGGTGGGATACGGACAGTACCTATCCTAAGATTCATCCTACACAGAAGCCTATTCCAGTGTTGAAAAGACTGATCGAGCTGTTCACCGATCAGGGTGACGTTGTGATCGATCCGTGTGCTGGTAGTGGATCTACGCTAAGAGCGGCTGCGGAACTAGGCAGATCTTGTTTTGGGTTTGAAATTAAGAAGGATATGTACAGGCTGGCAAAAGAGAAAATGCTTAGCACCATGTCTTTGGCGCTTCTGTAAGGAGGACGAAAAATGAGCGAAGAAAAACTGTACATGGTAAAGAACGATGAGGGTAGCTATATCACAGTCACCAATGGCTGGTTGGTACACTGGCATGAAAACTCTGGAGACCTTTTTTCCTCTTATCAAGAGGCTAGTAAATTGGCAACCACGCTTGGCGGTCACGTTGTCACTTTGATTGAGGAGCCTGAAAAGGTAGTCCTCACCGAGGAAGAAGCCGAAATCGTTGAACGTGCACACATTCATAACGGCAAGTTCCCAGCTACCTTTATTTCTGGCAGCAATGAGGATGAAGGGCTACTGATGAACGCTTACGTCAACGGCTACACCGTGGCAAAGGAGAAAAAGTACAACGTCAAGGTGCCACATACCAAAGATGTTTGGTATTACCAGTCTGGCGATACAGATTTGTTGACGATTTGCCCAGCGGATAAAGAACTTCGTGGAAAGTTCACTGAATCAGAGATCGAGCATTACGGCTTGCAAGACTGCGAGAAAGAAGAGGTGACTGACGATGAGCAATGAGACGAAGCGGGAAGTGCTAAAAAAGGCTCTTGATTTTTTCGTGATGTATGGAATTGAGCAAAGCATTAACTATGACTTGAAAAGGTATCAATATCTTTCAGAATATGACGACGCCCTGCCAGATGATCTGCCGGTGATAGCAGAGGTTGCGAGCGAACACATTAAGATGCAAAAAAATGATAAACGTAGCTTATACCAATCATTCAAGAGTTTCCACACAAGTGAAATTTTAAATCAGTACGAACTATTTGACCAATTAGAGAATAGTAGCGAGCAGTATGCCCGTGCATGGTTGCTAGGTGTCTGGCGCGTTGAGGAAACCGGCGAAATTGTGAAATTGGAGGCGGAGAAATGAGCCGGCGTCCAAAAATTACGGGGATGCTGAGCGATTTGGTGGCAAAAAGGCTGACTTCACAAAACGATTATTGGGCAGCGGAAGTCAACTTTGATAAAAATACATCACGTAATCGGCGCATTGATTTTGTCGGTTTTAAGCCTTTTACGCCTGACTATGTGGTTGAGCCTACTAGCGTTGAGCTAGGATGTTTTACCTGCTATGAAATCAAATCGAGCATTGCAGATTACAATAGTGGCCATGGCCTGACGTTCTACGGAGACAAGAACTATCTTGTCTGTCCTTGTGAGTTGGCCGAAGAGCTAAGACAGGCAACTGTAGCATGGCCCCATAATCTGACTGGAATTTTATGCCCGACAAAAAATTGGGAGCATCTCCGGACGAAGATAGATCTTTCAGGACATGGAACACATAGAATTAGGCCAGCTTCTGAAATGCTTTGGGCGATCTGCCAATCGCATGATTACGACAGAAACGGAATATATCAATACAACAGTGAGGCGCAGAAATGAAACGAGAGATTAAGTTCAGAGGTTTACCAACTTGCAAAGAAAAGGACGAGCTAGACTATATCAACTTTGATCGTGATGGTAACTTTGCCGTTGGCTTTTACGAGGACGGATACATCATTGGTAAGGTTGCTGACGCCAATGACGAGTATATTTACCCCGAATTTTGGGTAGCTGTTGATAGAAACACTGTTGGTCAGTACACCGGACTTAAAGACAAGAACGGACGAGAGATCTACGAAGGCGATGTCTTAGATATTGGTCTTCGAAATCAAGATGGTAAGCCGGTAATAGCGCCGGTTAGTTACGAAACATATGCCGCTGGATATGTGCTTGACAATGGAGGCAATGGTATTTGGCAACGACTAACTGAAGATTGCGAGGTCATTGGCAACATCTTTGAGGACAAACAGCTATTGGAGGGAAAGCAATGATTGCCGTCATGTTGCTCACTGCGGGTGTTGCAATGTGGATGTGGGCTAACTGGAAAAGAGGAAAATGAAATGAATGATCGGCATCGAGCAGTCATGCGTGCGCGCATTAGGTATGAACGCAGGAAACATGAGCGAACAATGGACGAATTCGCAAAAGCACTTTATCCATATCCAGTCTTCAAGGCGGCCGCTGCCACGATTGAATAATGGCTTGCTGCCTTCCAGTTCAGGTAAACAAAAAGCGCGCCTGATGAGAGACGCGCTGGAGGCCAAACGTACACGTGATTGATAGCAAATGGAATCATTTAAAAGGAGTGGGCCTCCGAAGACAGTATAACAAAAGTCGTCCTGAATTAACAGGACGACTCAGTCTATCAACCCGAATTATTTGAACATCAAGTGTATCACAAAAAAACAAAAGCGCACCATCACGGCACGCCGTTTCCCCAAACTTTTACAAATTTAATTATACCATAAGGAGTGGACGCAGTGGTGCGAGTAACGAGTTACTTTGGCAAGAGAAGCAAACAAGATCGAGATGAAACAGCCGCCAATGCTGAACGTATTTTACTAGAATATCCTCGGGCTAAGTCAAAAACTTTGCGTGGTGCCGTATCAATTCAATCGCCCACTCTTGATGGAATGCCTAGAAATGATACTGTTTCTAATCGTAATGAGGACAGAATAATTAATACTCTTGATGACGAGGATTTAGTAGCACAGTGCGATTATATTGTTAACAAGGCGATGCCGAACGTAAGTAAAGACCCAAACTGGGCAAAGATCATTAAATTAGCGTACTTGCTTCCCCAACCAATGAAGGATGTTGCTATTCAGCAGCGGCTTGGCTATGGGCATACAGCGTATTATGATGCAAAAAAAGAGGCGCTTTGTGCTTTTGCAGAGCTTTGGCCACCTTTTCCTACAGAAATTGTTACTTATTTCTAGACCGGACACTTTGCGGACAAAGAGCGGACACTTCGCGGATAGTCAACGTCATATGATGGTATTGTGCCAAAGGTGAGAAACCTGAGACACCGCGTTTTTCCTCCGAGCCTCAGTGATGATAAAGCTGTGGCAAGGCGTGGCAATGAGGACTGACCGTGATAGTCAGGCGGGTTCGATTCCCGCATGCCACATTGTCCAGTTTAGCGACCGGACTAACAGCTTGCGATGACCCCACCTGACACTGGGAGAGCGAGCAGCAGACATATGAAGCACAGATATCACCTCAATGTAGTATTCCAGTTCGTGCTGGAGTACTATTTTTTTGAGGTGATATAGGATGATAAATGGTGAAGAATTAAAAGAATTAATAGCAAATCCTGAAAAAGCGTTTATGGCCGAGAGAAAATCTCTTTCAGACAGGATAGAAGCCCAACGCTTGGGAACCGAAGAGGTGAAAGATGCTGTGGCAAAAACAGCTAAGGAAAAAGGCAAAAACCTTACTACTGATTTTTTTGACGGTAAGTGGGGAAGCCTAGTGCTTGATATTGTTGATACAGGAAATAAGCTCAAAGAAAAACTAAATGATGCAAAAAAAGTCAAACTTTTTGCGGAATATTTGCAGAAGTCAGATGATCAACAGCTTGCGTTAGAAAAGCTTTCTGACTTGGTGACTAGTCCGTATGGGGTTGCAATCTATTCAAAGATATCATCTATTCTAGATAGCTCCTCAGCAGATGAAGATTTGCTTCAAATTCTTTCTGCATATTTGGCAAAAGTAACAGACAGCGAAGATATAAGGAAAACTTTTTCCCGGTCAAAAACTGTTCTTAACATAATTTCAAAGTGCTCTCCTCAGGCATTGATTCTTATTAAGAACAGGCAATTTTGGCCCGTTATTCCAAGCAACAGAAGCTTTGCGGCGGTGTCTGGAATAGTTCAAGGAGTTAGTGTCGCTGAAGTAGCTTCAGAATTTGCTAAGGTCAATGTGTTTTCGGGCATTTCAATTTCCTCAATTCAAGCAGCGATAGTTGATATGGAGTTTAATGGACTAGCAAAACTAATTTACGGTAACGATGCGACTCCAGGACATGACCACAATAAAGAAATTATGATGGAAGAATTAACAGAAACCGGCAATTTTTTGCTTAGCGAATTAGTATCGTGATGTCACTTGCGTTTCTAGCACTCCGCCAAACGGTGAGGTGCTATTTTTGTGCAACAAAAAAAGCCCTCGCTCTGGGAAAACGAAGGCCAATCACTTTTGAAGTGTGAGAATGAACTCACTAAGTCATTGTAACACAATACTTATACTAGGCACATAAAAAAGCTCTCGGGGCCGAATCCGAGGGCTTAAGAACTCGGGAAGTTCTTTATGAGGGAGCTGAGCAGAATCTCTAAACTGCTCACAATTATTATATTTCAGGAGGCGAGTAGATGCAATGGACAGATGAACAAATCAGTGGCATTAGGAAACTCGCCTCTGAAGGATTTACCAGACGAGAGACGGCCGACAAGCTCGGGATTAGCTATGATGCGTTGCAGGGAAAAGCAAGACGGCTTGGGATCGAGTTCCAAAAACCAGTCAAGAATGAATACGATTCAGACGGCACAAATAGGGAGACACCGTCCGCTGACAGAAAAGTCGCTCTTAATGCTGATGGTAGTCAAACAGTCACTGCCTTAATGAGACTCAAGCATGAGCCAAATAAAGACCCACGAACTTTGATGGAGTTGTGTGGATACGATCCTGATAAGTTCGAGATGGTCTTAGGCGACTACAAAGTGTATGAGCAGCATAGTACCGAAAATGGCACAGTTCCGCAGTACAGCATTCATATTCGCGTAAAGCCGAAACAAGGCTTATCGATAAATGAAATGGCTGAAGCGTTCAACGACAAAATCATTCCGGTCAACTACGGCATGAAGAAATCGGGTGATCGCAACCTAGTAATTCCATTGCCTGACCTGCATTTTGGCTGGACAACATTCGCCGATCTAAAAGACATGGTGAGTCAACTTAGAGAGATAATCATGGACGGCTACAACGAGATTGTGATCGAGCAATTGGGAGATCTATTCCATAGTGATCAGATTCATGTAACACAAACGGTTAGAGGAACGCAACTAGATCACGCAAACATGCGTCAGGCATTCCATGATGCAGTGAAGCTGTTTGATCAGATTGTTCCGCTGGCAATTGAATATAGCAATCGCGTCTCAATCAAGAGCGTGTTCGGCAACCACTCAGGAGATCTCGAATACGCTTTTCTTTATGCGCTGATAGATCGCTATCCACAAGTGCACGTTGATCTCAATGACAGAAATTTGGCAACCGACTGGCGCTGTGCATACTTGCTAGGGCATGTTGGCATTATGCTCGCCCACGGAGATGTAGCTAGGGACAAGCTGACAGGGCTTTTTCCATTTGAGTACAAAAAGATATTCAATATGGCAAAAACATACGAACTTCACTCAGGCCACTATCATAGCGAGCGGTTTAAAGATGATCGTGGCATTATGTGGCGCCAGCTTGGGACAGCAAAGCCAAATGATCCCTATGAGATTAAGAATGGCTTCACCACGGGCAAACATCTGCTGTATGCGTTCGTTTATGACGACACGCGATTGAGGTGCACCTATGAGCTCAACTAATGGAATGAAACGCGTCGGATATGGTTACGTATGCAGTACGGAGCGATCAATCATTGAGAGATTATCGAGAGAAGAGAAACACATGCAGGCAATCATCTACACGAAGCCGCACTGTCAAAAGTGTCGGCGAACAATATTCAAGCTGTCACGAGTCATGCCAGTGCAAACTATCACAGCAGACGCGGACGACTATGAGCGGTTCCGCAAGCTAGGCTATCGATCAATGCCAGTCGTAACAATCTACAAGGCAGACGGAACACATGATGAATGGTGCGACTTGCGGGTTGACAAGATCAAACAATACACGGAGGAATAAGCATGCTATTCGATAATATTAAAGGCCAAAGTAGGCAATTGTCTCACCGTCAGTTGCCTCCACCCGCACCAGTGCTACCAAAAATGGAAGGATACCTGCCAACTCGTGCCACTGCAACTAAGAAATACAAAGACAGTCTGATTGCCGAAGTTAACGATGCCATTAATCAAGGAATTAATACTACATCCCCAATCTCAGTTGGCGTTTCCAAGTACAATCCAGCAGTTGTTAATGAAGTAATCAGTTTGCTAAATAAATCAGGATGGGATGTTACTAGTCTAAATATTGACGGTAACGGTTCCTATTCGACAATCATATTATCTTAATCGAGGGGCGATTTAGCATGTGCAATTTCTTATTACTGCTCACACTAATATTCGTGCTGTCCAAGCTATTCGGTTTGATTGCATGGAGTTGGCTGCTAGTATTCATGCCACTAATAGTGATGATTGCTGTGATGACACTGCTTATCGGATTGGCAATCGTCATCGGATTGCATGAGGAGTGACACACATGCCTAGAGTACATCGCTGCCGTGCACTTGGCTGCCACAACGTTGTTGAGTGGCCGGCACGCTACTGCGCACAGCACAAGTCGTTGGAAGCTACAGCAGACGAAAAGAAACGTGACTATTGGAAGTACAACCACATCACACGCAATCTTTCAGTCAGCAAGCGTGAACAGTACAAGTTTTACAAAACACAACAATGGAAGCACCTTCGTCAACTGGTGCTTGATCGAGATTACTATCTGTGTCAATACTGCAAAGCACGCGGAAGGCTGACACAAGGGAACATCGTTGATCATGTGGTGCCAATCGAAGCTGATGCTAACGGCATGAGTGATGCGTCTAACCTTGTCACGTGCTGCAAGGCCTGCCACCAAGCCAAGACAGCTTGGGAGAAAACGTACTATGGCACCGGTCAATCCAACGTGCTCAAGGGATCGCCGCGTTTGCGTGACGTAAAACGGATAGTTGAACTGATTGACCGCCAGCAGTGAGAATGACAAACGCGAAATTTTTTTGGACGCCCCCCTTACTGGCTCTAGTCGGGGAGCGCACACCAGCTGTCGTCTTGTGGCAAAATCAAATTTTCAAAAATTTTACCTAGGGGGGGTCAGCCCGAAGTTAGGAGGTGGGTGAGATCGTCAAAAAAGCTTATAAAGACCAACACAACGGAAATTTTCCGACCACACCGCCAACTTATTTAGGTCGAATCGCTAAGGCAATGTGGCGCCGTGTTCTACCTGTTTTAGAGCAACAATCAGTGATTGAACGCATCGATGCTAATTTGGTTGAAAACTACTGCAGTGCCTATGAGATTTACCGAGAAGCCTACGAGTCGATCAAAAAGGATGGTGTTCAGCAAGCCATATACAGGAGCGTTCAAAATAGTGCGGGAGAAGTTGTTGGAAAAGACTTCATGGGATATAAGCGCAATCCCGCCACAGCCATATATAATGACGCTTCTAAGCAAATGACTGCGATTGGCATTCAACTAGGGCTGTCACCTAAGAGCCGTGCAGATCTTGCAACAATTAAGCCGCCTGACAAGAAGCCTGATGTAGTCGCCGAGATGAAGAAGTTCTTAGGAGGCGATGTTAGGTGAACCGAGTTGACTTAACACAATCCCATGATGTTCTTGGGGCTTATCAGCGGGAAAATTTTGATGAAGTTATTAGTGCCTTTGGGGACCCGGGGACAGCTTATGCATTAAGCGTTCTTAGCGGTGAACAGCAAGCCGGATATCTAATTAAACTTGCGGCCTTCAGGCACATACAAGATCTAAAACGTTCACTAGAAGGTGACCATAGCTTTCCGTTCAATTATGACTTAAACAAGGTAAGCAACATTTTAAACTTCGCCGCTATTTGCCCGGATGTCGATACCGGAGAGCCTACCAAGCTTATGCCCTGGCAGGCTTTTATATTATCTCAACTTATCGGCTGGCGTAATCAAGATGGTGGTAAACGGTTTAGTCGTGCCATTGTTAGTGTTGCACGTGGTCAAGGCAAGACGTACATGATGTCAATCATTGCGTGTTACTCATATTTAGTTGAATCGCTGGGATTGTCTAACCAAGATTTCTTAGTAGCATCGATTAATTACAAGCAAACCGGGAAAATATATGGGTACATCAAAGGAATGATGAAAAAGATCATTGCTAATGAGCCTTTTAGGTCGCTTGCGGCTGAGGTTGGCTTGGATACCCATAGTATTCAGTCAGACCAGATCCTTATGCGTAACAACAATAATGTGCTCCGTCCAATAAGCCATGAATCGGGCCAATATGATAGCTATCATTTTACGACAGCCATTTTTGATGAAATCGGAGAAGTCGAAAGTCGCGATAAGATATCAAAAATCATATCTGGACAAGTCAAAGTGAAGAATCGCCAGTTCATCCAGATTTCAACAGCTTATCCTAAGTCCGGAGTACCGTTTCATGAAGATCAGAAAATGATACAGCAGGCCATGGAACAGGACTACAAACGAGATGCTGATACGTACTTAGGACTTATTTGGGCGCAAGACAGTCTTAATGAGACGTTCAAGCCCGAAACTTGGGTTAAGAGTAATCCACTATTGGATTTTCCAGATCAAAGAGAAGTATTAATGCAAGGCTTGGTGGACAAACGTGACAGTGACATGCTCTCAAACAATATTGGAGATTTTCAGAACAAGAATCTGAATATGTGGCTTCAAGAATCATCAGATAGTTACTTGAAACTAGCAGACGTTGAACACGCAATCATTCCTAGCTTTGAAATTGATGGTCGTGATGTTTATATCGGATTTGACTATTCGATGTTCAGCGATAACACTGCGCTTGCTTTTGTTTTTCCATATGAAGATAGCGATGGAAAACACTGGTACATTGCTCAACATTCGTTTATCCCTTGGCAAAAAGCTGGATCAATTGAAGCCAAGGAAAAGCAAGACGGCATTGCCTATCGAGAGTTGGCAAAAGAAGGCTATTGCACAATCACTAGCCATCCACAAGGCATCATCAATGATGATCAGGTGTATACATGGCTGATTGATTTTGTTGAGAAGCACCGGTTGAACGTCATGTGCTTTGGATACGATGCAATGGGTGCTACCCGCATGGTTAAACAGTTAGAGCTTAATTCTGGCTGGAATCTTTTGCCGGTCAAGCAACGAACAGGTGAACTGAAATACCCAACTAAGTTTTTGCAAACGATGTTTATTGAGAAATCGATCACTAGATTAGACGACAAAATCATGGAAAAAGCATTGCTTAATGCTCAAATCTATGAAGATAAGGTCGGGATTCAAGTCGATAAGGCCAAAGCAACGTTGAAAATCGATGTGGTTGATGCCTTAATTGACGCTCTTTATCAAGGCATGTATCACTTTGAAGACTACGGAATAGCGAATGACCGCACCAAAGAAGTTGAACTGATGACGCCCAAGAAGTTCAAAAAAATGATCGAAGACGGCCAGTTTGGGTTTGGAGGTGATCCCGTTGGTTGAACAATTTAGTAAAGCTCTGAAAGTGGCAGGACTGTTTCTCTTTGCAAATATTGAGACGGTTCTTTTTTTATGCGGATTTGGTGTTCTAGTGTATGCCGCATTCTCAGTCAGCCTATTAGTCGGGCAAGTGATTTTGGGAATGTTATTGGTAGCAACAGCGCTTGTGATCAGTAAGGCCAAGAAAGGAGGCGACTGATGGTGCTTTTTGGATTTCTGAATAACAAAGCAACTAATCGTGCTGCACCGCAATATCAGAGCGTACTTGAGTCAGCCGATGGCGACATGATGACTGGCTTAATGGTTGATCCGGCCGCTTATGTATCCGCACGGAAAGCTCTACTCAACTCAGACCTTTATGCAACAATCTATCAATTGTCCGCAGACTTGGCCACTTGCTATATGCAAGCAGGGCAGCCACGAACGCAAACGATTCTCGATCATCCGTCAGCAACCACAAATCGGCAAGCCTTTTGGCAGTCAATGGCGGCACAACTGCTACTTGATGGGAATGCCTATGCGTATATTTGGCGCAACCAGCTTACCGGTCAGCCCGTTCGGCTTGAATATTTGCGGCCGTCTCAGGTATCTGTATTTCTTTTGAGCGATGGTACTGGACTCACTTACAACGTTTCTTTTGACGAGCCAAGTATTTCTGTTATGAACAATGTGCCACAGTCAGACATGATTCATCTTCGACTGCTTGGCATTGGGAATGGTGGAGAAGTTGGCCGGTCACCGCTATTGGCTCTGCAAAACGAACTGAACATCAAAAATAGCGCCAATGGGTTGACAATATCGGCGCTCTCAAAGGCTATTACTTCAAACGGGACGTTGACTGCAAAGAATGGTTCAGCGCTAAGCCTCAAAGAAAAGCAGGCATTGTCGGCAGGATTCATGACTCAAGCATCCTCAAATAATGGCCCAGTTGTGCTTGATGAGCTGACAACATATGCTCCACTGGAACTAAACTCGGACGTCTCCAAGCTGCTCTCATCGACAGACTGGACAAGCAAGCAGATTGCGAAAGTCTACAACATTCCTGACAGCTACTTGAATGGTCAAGGGGACCAGCAGTCATCCTTATCGATGATTGAGGGCATGTATGCGAATAGTCTCAACCGATATGCACAGACCATTGCTAGTGAGTTAAATGAGAAATTCTCGGCTGCTATTGAAGTCGATATTCAGCCAGCCATTGATCAGGATCGGAGCAGCTATTTAGCAGCCGTTGGGGGTGCCGTCAAAAACGGTGCGATTTCTGGCAACCAATCCGACTTCTTGCTTCGCCGTGTCGGTTTCTTGCCAGACGGTGCGCCTAAATATACGCCTGCGGAGTCGGACCTTAAAGGAGGTGATACGAATGGCAGTAACGGTACCAATTAAGGGCGTTATCTCGAGCGAGGACGATGCCGACATTTATCAGTTCTTTGGTTACCAAACAGTTACCCCGTCTGATTTGTCTGATGCATTGTCAAAGGCAAGCGGACAGGACGTTGTTTTGGAGATTAACAGCCCGGGCGGTGATGTATTTGCTGGTAGCGAGATGGCAACAGCCATCAAGAATTATTCAGGTAGCATCATTACTAATATTGTTGGCCTTGCAGCGTCTGCAGCATCAGTGGTTGCCTTGGCGGGAGACAAAGTTGAGATGGCACCAACAGCTCAACTGATGATTCACAGAGCATCAACGTCAGCAAACGGCAATGTTGATGCATTAAATTCAGCAGGCCAATCGTTAGACAGTATTGACCAATCATTGGTTGATGTTTATGTAGCAAAAACCGGTATGAGTCCAAGCGATGTGTACAACATGATGGTTAACGAGACATGGATCAATGCCAAAGAGGCAGTTGAGAAAGGGTTCGCCGATGACATCATGTTTGATACAGCACCAGTAGTTACAAACAGCGTTTTGCCACTAACAACTGACATGATTCACCGTGTTAAATCATTAATGGCAAAAGCAAACAGTCAGCAAAATAAGCCAACTGAAAGCCAGCCTAAGGATGATGGAAAGAAAACCATTAATCCTAAGCTGGCTTTGTTGTTAGGCATTAAAAATAAGGAGGCCAAATAATGGCTAGTGTAAACGATTTAAACACCGCATGGATTTCAGCGGGACAAAAGGTAACTGATTTGCAAGACAAGTCGCAAAAGATGGCGGTTGCCTTGGCATCTGACCCGTCTTCTTATACAGAAGATGACGTTAAGAAAGTAACGGATGATTTGAAGGCCGCTAAAACCGCTCGAGATTTCGCAAAGTCAGCGTTGGATGACGCTAAAGCTGAAGCAGAGGCAGAAAAGCCAACTGACATTACCGACAAGAAAGTAAACATTATTCAGAAAACGTCTAAGGCCCAAGACTTTGTCCACAATTTTGTGGATTTAGCTACGGGCAAGAAGCGGATTACGGATTTGGTAACTTCCGGCAACACTGACGGTGATAAGTCCAATGCAGGGCTGACGATCCCGCCTGATATTCAGACCAACATCAATCAACTAAAGCGACAATACGCGTCTCTTGAACAATACGTGAATGTTGAAAATGTTTCTACCCCTACTGGGTCACGCGTGTATGAGCCTTTTGAAACGATCACACCACTGGCAAATCTTGATGATGAGAATGCGGTTATTGGTGACAACGATGATCCACAGTTGAAACAAATCAAATACACCATTCATCGATATGCCGGCATTTCTACAATGCCGAATACTTTGCTCAGTGACAGCGATCAAAATATTCAAGCGTGGATTGAACAATTTGTTTCTCGTAAGGATGTTGTAACGCGCAACGGTGTCATCATTTCAGCAATGAACAACGCTCCTAAGAAGCCAACAATTGCTAAGTTTGACGACATCTTAGATATGATCTACACAGCTGTTGATCCGGCTATCCAGTCCACATCGGTTTTGATGACCAATGTTAGCGGATTCGCGCAGTTGGCAAAGGTTAAGGACGCCATGGGCCAGTATCTTATTCAGGCCAACGTTGTTCCTGACATGCCTTACAGCATTCGTGGTCATCAGGTGGTTGTCATCTCTGACCGCTGGCTGCCAAGCGCAGGCACCTCTGTTGCACCAGTTTATCCGTTATATTATGGCGATCTTTCTCAGGCTGCCACACTGTTTGACCGTCAACAGATGAGTTTGGTTGTTACCAATATCGGTGCTGGAGCGTTTGAACGTGATCAGACAAAGTTGCGTGTCATTGACCGCTTTGATGTACAAGCAACTGATGCTGATGCCTTTGTGGCTGGATCGTTCTCCGCGATTGCTGACCAGCAAGCAAACTTCCCAGCAGCTAGCGCGGGTAAATAATTTGAAAGGTCGCCTATGAAAGAAACAGTTTGCTGATCAACTGGCAGGCGGCCAATGAAGGAGATGAAGTAATGGCTGATGATAACAGCTTTCAATCTGATATTGTTGCTGACCTAATGGCAGAACTTAATCTTGATGATGCCGAAAAGACAACCATTACAAATTTGGTTACTGGTGCTACGGGGGTAGTAACAAGCTCTGTAGGAGTTCTCGATGAATCCGATCCGATTGCAAAGCTTGCCATTAAGACAATGGTTACACAGCAATATTATGATCGTGCTCTTGAAAACGGACTATCACAAGGTGTTTTGATGATGTTACTCCATTTGCAGGCCAATCAGCCAACTAATTCAGATAGTGGTGATGCTGATGGCAGCTAATTTCAAACCGAGTGATTTCAGCCGCAAGGTTGATCTCGGCTCTCCAAAATCACACAAGACTGGTGCCGGCATTAATATCACCAGCTTTGTTCCGGTTTATAGTCTGCACTTCAAACAGCAGAAGCGGACACTCACCCAGCAGTACACGCTTGTGGGCACACGTTTGGATAACTCAATCACGATCATCACCCGACATGATACTAGGAACGCTGCACAGCAGCAGGCCCGTCTCGATGGCATTGTGTATGACATTGCTGATGTGTCCCCTGACGATAGCAACGATGCCATCCGGTACGATTATCTGACCCTCACGAAAACAACTAAGGGGGCATGACCGTGGACATGGATGAGGCACTTGGTCAATGGCTTAAGCAAGTATCAAAGGCTGCCGAATTGTCTATTAGCGAGCAAGAAAAGATCACCAAGGCTGGTGCTGATGTTTACGCTAAGAAGCTAGCAGAGACCACCAAAGAAAAACACCCAAATACTAAGGGAGATGGCGGTAAGTATGGACATTTGAGCGAGGACATCAGTAGTGCTGCGGGAGATATTGACGGCGACCATAATGGCAGCTCAACGGTTGGCTTTGGCAATAAAGACTACATTGCCCGCTTCTTAAATGACGGGACAAAGAACATCCGCGGTGATCACTTTGTTGATAATGCCCGTGACGATGCCAAAGACGCTGTGTTTGCCGCTGAAGCCGAGAAATATCAGGCAATGATTGCCAAAGCGAATGGTGGTGGGGATAAATGAGCGCCGTAGATGATGCGGTAACAATGCTTAGCCAAGCCAGCATTGCCGGTATTGATGCTGTTGAGGGCAACAACCTGCCGCAAGAGTTAGTTGACAGTCTTAAAAAAACTGTTGTGTTGATTACTGATGCTGCTAATGACCCTACCGCCTATGGTGACAACGATTTCTGGGCGCTTAACCAGGAAGTAGAAGTACAGATTTGGTACTCACAATCGCTCAATTCTGATCCCGAAATCATTGAGATCGCCATGATGAAGGCTTTTACTCATCAACATTGGCAGGTAGCCGCCGTTAGGCAACGAACGTTAGACCCAGACACACAGCAACTTTTTAACACATTTTATTTCAGTAGAACAAAGAATATTTAGGAGGCATTCAAATGGCAACAGTAGGTTTATATGGGATTGCTTTTGGGTTAGTTGACAGCACCCAGAAGATCATTGCAGATGCAACTAACGGATTAGGAACCGACGGAATTTATGAGGTTGGGCGCGCAGATCTTGGCGGTAAAACTGCTAACATCACTGGCTTATCAGCCGCACCTGTCAAAATTTATGGATTCAATCAAGTGCAAGATGTCACAATGCCAACGAGCGAGCCTTCGGTAGCACTTGACATTAATGATCTGAACTTCCAAATCAAGCAAAAGATTAAAGGGTTTGTATCAGATGGCAAGGGCGGATATGTTGACGAAAATCTGAAAGCACATGTGGCTTTGCTTATCACGGCGCAAACGATTGATCGACAACATTTTGTTTATTACGGTTTTGGCGATGGTATTTTGACTGAAACTGCAGCCAACATCCAGACAGATACCAATGCTGAACAGCGTACTGATGATGCACTTACGTACAGCGCTCTTTCCACGATCGCATTCAACAACCAGCCGTACAAGATTTACAGTGATCTTGATCCTAAGTTTGACAAAGCCAACATGTACAAAGAAGTGTTCGGCGGATACGTATTGCCGGCAAGTTCAACAGGATCTGGCACCCCTACAACTCCAGCTAAATAATGCTGACAGGCGCAATCTGACGCAATTTCATAGCAACAACTGATGAATGGCTCACGAATGTGCGCTATTTTTTATGCTCAAAAGTCGCTTTCTGGTGAACTTGGTGGTGTCCGATTCGCCGCAGCGACCTTATCAAATACAAAGGATGGTATTAACAATGAAGATCAAAGTTAGTCAACTTAGCAATCGTGTACATGAAGTTAAAGTAACAAATCGTATTCTGCGAAATACACTAAAGTACCAGCTCAGCATGGCCGAGTCAGATGATGTGGAGAACAAATCGTTTACTGATCAGCTTCATGCAAGCCTAAATGCGGTCAACAGCAATACAGATTTTATTGTCGATACCCTTAACTTAAACAAAGCAGAAAAAGAAAAGCTGGACGATTTGTCATTTTCTGAAACTGTAAAAATTGCTACTAGAGTTGCCCTTCGCGTTCAAGGACTTAGCGATGAAGACATCGATATGTCAGCAAAGAAGGCCGATGCCAGCAAAAGCGAAGACGAAGATAATTAGTGCTCCAGAACGAGTTTTTGAATTAAAGAATAAGCTTGAAGACTTTGATTATATGGGACAAAACGCAATGGTCAACATGCATTGGACTAGTGACCAATTTTGGGATGCGGAATATTTCGGATTTGTAACTTTGCTAAATGCAAAAAGTCCTAAAGATCGGCCAATTGATCCGGCAATTATGTGGCAGCAATACCAAGAGAAAGGGTGATTGAAGTGGCACAACAATTGAACGCAACAATGAGCACCAAGATTGCCCTTGATCTATTGTCGGCAAGCGAATCCGTCAAATCACTAACAGCGGTTGTTCGCTCTAGCCAAAATGCTTGGAAAGCTCAAGAAGCGGAGATGAAATCCGCTGGTGATGCAGTTGGAGCTGTTCAAGCCAAATATGATGGCTTGGGTAAGTCTATTGAAGCACAGCAGTCTAAGATTGATGCTCTCAAAACCAAGCAAAGTGAACTCAAGGGTAACACTGCCGATGTTGCTCAACAGTTTTTAAAGTATCAGCAACAAATCGATGGCGCAACTAAGCAGCTTGCCAGTATGCAAGCTCAGCAAGACCGTGCTAAGCAAGCAATGGAATATCAAAAGTCTGGATTAGCTGGCTTACAACAAGAGTACACAGCGGCTGCACGTGCCAACCAAGCTTATGTGACTCGCTTAGAGGCTGAGGGCAAACAGCAAGAAGCCAACAAGGCCAAGATGGATGGTTATAAGTCCTCCATTACCAATCTTAATGAGCAGTTGTCCAAGCAGTCAGCTGAGTTGGATAAAATTGCCAGTGCTAGTGGCAAGGATTCAGACGCATGGCGTACACAGAAGACGCGTGTTGATGAAACAGCTACCAGTTTAGCAAAAGCTAAGTCTTCTATGACTGGCCTGCAAACTGAAATGGATAAGGCTAACCCATCTGTTTTCAACAGAGTTAAGGAAGCTATATCGGGAACAAACAAACAAGCCGAAAAGACACCGGGTCTGCTTCGCAAAATTGTTGAAGGCGGCCTTATCACCAACGCCATCACAAGCGGCTGGCAACGTCTAAGCTCAAGCATTACTGACACGGTAAAGTCTGGGCTAGAACTTAACGAGGCCGGAGAAAAGCTGAAAATGACATGGGAGAACATGGGTAAGTCAGCCAATGATATCCAGATTCTTTCCGACCAAATGTCATATTTGCGCAGTGAAACTGGTGCAACCGGTGGCGAAGTTAACAAAATGCAAACCACCGTTGATACCATGACGCATGGTGTCACAGATAAAACTCTCGTTATTAGTGCTGGCATTGCCAGCATTGCCACGGCTTCGCACAAAGGCGGAGACGGCATGGACGCTTTGTCAAAGGCGATGACACGTGTCGTTGCTTCAGGCAATTTAACAACAACCAACCTTGCCAAACTTGAAAAGCAGGCTCCTACCTTAGGCGCACAATTAGCCAAAGCTGCCGGAGTCAGTCAGGATTCATTTGCCAAAATGGTTGCTGACGGGAAAATCAAGTCTGACGACTTCATGAACTTGGTTTATAAAGTTGGGACAACAAGCAAGAGCACATTTGACCAATTTGGGAAAACCAGTGAAGGCGCAATGGCTCAAATGTCAGGCGCTTGGACCACATTAAAGGCGAAGATGACCGCGCCACTCTTTGATGTTAAGAATAGCGGCATGCAATCTCTTTCAGGCATTCTAACCTCACCAGTTGTACAGCAAGCGGCTACCGATCTTGGTAAAGGCCTAGCTAATATTGCTAATCGAGCGAAAGACATTCTTGACTATGTTTCCGCACACAAAAAAGATGTTACTGGTATTGCCGGAGATATGTGGAACATTGCCAAAATTGCTGGTGAAGAAGTCTGGTCCCTGTTTAAAACCGCAATCAAAGATATTGCTGGTTGGCTAAATGTCGGTGGTTCCAATGCAAAGACGATGAAAGACCCGCTAAAAGCTATCCATGATGTGCTAGATGATATTGTCAAAAACAAATCTGGTATTCAAACTACCGTCAAAGTGATTGCAGGTTTGTGGATGACAAAAAAAGCACTGGAATTTGCAGCAGGATTAGGTCATGTGTACAGCGGTCTGAAAGCTTTAAGTGAAACAAGTCTGTTCACCAAAATTGCGTCTAACTTTTCAATGCTAAAAGGCTCTGGTAGTTCATTAGGCACTGCAGAAAGTGGGGCGAGCGCGGCTGCAAGCACAGTCGAAAAAGCCAGTTTAGGCAGCCGAGTTGTAGGCGGCGTCAGCAACGCTGCTGCAATAGGCACTGGCTTAGATGTTGGAGGCAGCATTGTTAAGTCGCTTATGTCTAACAACAGTCAAGATAAAATCAAAGCAGCTTCCAAGACTACGGGCACCGTCATTGGTGGTGGCATTGGTGCAGCAGTTGGTTCGCTGGTTGGGCCAGAAGGAACTATAGCAGGTGCTAAGCTTGGGTCTGCTATTGGCGATGCTCTAGGATCAACTAAGACTGTGCAGGGATGGGCCAAGTCAATTAAGAAGGCCATGGATGATGCCAGCAAAGGTGTCACAGTTAAAGCGCCCAAGCTTAGCTCTGATACCAAGGCTCTGGGAGATTCATTTGCCAAATACACTAAGGCTTTATCCAAGAAGCTGGTTGTTTCGTTTAGCACAGACCCTAAGTCCATTGCACAGGCACAAAAGTCTGTAAACGATACCTACTCAAAGATGAGCAAGAGTGTTGACAGCTACTATGCCAAAAAAGAAAAGGCTTCCGCATCTGATTTGGCAAAACTGGTTAAAGAAGGCGTCTTAACTCAGAAACAAGCCGATGAGCAACTTGCTAAGACTAAAAAATCTGACGAGGCAGCAGCTAAGTCAAAGAAATCTGCTTATGCTCAAATGGCTAAAGATGCCAATGCGTACTACACGCAGACGCAAAATATTGCTAACGGCAATACTAAAAAGCTGCAGCAAATTGCGCAAAAGTACGGTACTGATTCTAAGAAATATGAAAACGAAAAGAACAAGGAACTACTAGCGGCCTATAAATCCTACGCAAACCAATATGCAAAGGATCAGCTTACCAACAATAGCAAAATTACAACTCTTGTTAAGAACGGTGCAGACCAGCAAGAAAAGCTGCTTAATGAATTTAACAAGAAAAAGAGCAGCATGAGTCTTGCTCAAATTGACAGCACCGCCAAAAATGCCAAGAAGGAATATGACGCTGCAGTCAAACCTGCACAGCATGCGCGTGATGACATTATCAAGGCTGCTGATGAGCGCTATAAGAGTACCAAATCAACGGCAGACCACGAGTACAAAGACTTGGGAACTATTAGCAAGTCTCAGTATGAAGACATCGTATCAAAGGCAAAAAGACAACGTGACGACACTACGGACGCTGCTAAAGACCAGTACAACAAAGTCACAAAGCACGCCACTAACCAGTACAAAGACACAGTTAGTGCGATTGACAAGCAACGATCTGAAACAACTAATCTTCAATATCAGCAAATGACTGGTGCTAGTGGCTATGCTGCCACTCAATCCAAAAACGTTACTGACCATGCACGCAATCAAGCTAACAGCTCTATGCATGCTGCTTCTAAACAGGCAGGCGGCACAGGTGATATCTTCAGTGGATTAGCCAGCTGGTGGAACAAAATTGTTGGTTTCTTTGGTGGAGAAAAAATGCCAGAGAAAAAACCAACTTATGGTTATTCGCAGGTTCAGCAGCTTGCATATGCAAATGGTGGTGCCGTTCAGAATGGCATGGCACTAGTTGGCGAAGCCGGCCCCGAACTTCAATACAAGCCTTATGCTGGTACGTATAAACTGTTGGGAGCTAACGGTCCCGAGCTGACGAAAGTACAGCAAGGTGACTACATCTTAAACGCACGCGATACTTCTAAGGTGTTGGCTGGAGAATTGGGACATGTTTTGCCCGGCTATGCCAATGGTTTAGGCGGCCTTGACGGCATTATTGACGGGATTAAGAAGACGGCATCAAAAGTATGGGATAAGGTAAGCTCAACAGTTGGCAATATTCTGACACAAGTTGGGAATCCATTGAAGTTTTTCACCAATTTAGCGGGGAAGATATTCAACGTTAATTCGGTTACTGGTGCTGGATCAATGGCTCAACACACCTCAGCCGCTTTACGTGATGAAGATGTAAAAGGTGTAGCAGGTTTCTTTGACCGCATTAAAAAGTTGGAAGAAGAAATGAGTGAGGCCAACCCCGGTGGCTCAGGCGTGCAACGTTGGAAGCCATATGTCATTCAAGCTTTAAAGGCTAATGGATTTGATGCCTCAGCATACCAAGTTGCTGCATGGATGCGAGTTATCCAGCGTGAATCCAATGGTAATCCTAGGGCCATTAACTTGTGGGATAGCAACGCTAAAGCTGGCATACCTTCAATGGGGCTTGTACAAACCATTGGGCCAACGTTCAATGCTTATAAATTCCCCGGCCACAACGATGTTTATAACGGATATGACGATCTGCTTGCTGGTATTCACTACATGAAGGCCATCTACGGCTCTGGAAGTTCTGCTTTTGCTCGTGTAAGCGGCCGTGAAGGTTACGCAAATGGTGGCTTGATTACACAGCCAATCCATGCGCTTGTTGGCGAAGATGGTCCAGAAACAATTCTACCGCTCACTAAAACAAGCCGTGCTTGGCAACTATTGGGACAGGCCGTTACCAACATCAATCACAACTTGGGTAATGGTTCCGTTGCTGAAAGCAAAAGCGGCGGTACAGATGATTTAGGAAAGAAGTTAGACAATATTGCTGATCTTCTCACGAAACTTAGCTTTGTGCTTCAAGTTGGTGACGATCAGTTTTATCCAAAAGTTGCGCCAAAAGTTAAGCAGTACAACGACAGAACAGACAGGTTCAATGCTTATTGGAAAGGAGGAACCGTTTAATTGAAACAAGCAGGCATGAGCATCACATACGCTGGAATAGATATTAGTAAGTATATATATGTGCAGATGGTCAAACGTGATGTAGGAACTAATCACATCAACACAATGCAAAAGGTCGGCATCAGCGATGGTCAGATGTTGCAATACATGTCACGGGACGTCAAGACGATTGTAGTAACTGGGATCGTTATGAATGATGATTTGGTACCACTAAGGCGTTCCTTGGCCGCTGCTATTGATACGGACGAACCACAGCAACTAATCTTTGGGGATGAGCCAGATAAATATTATCTTGCCATCGTAGACAGTCAGCCTACATTCGGTGAAGGCTTTCGATCAGGGACAATCTCAATCAGCTTCGTCTGTCCCGATGGTGGCATCGCCCACTCGGTAGCCACGCAGACGTTTGACAACATGCCATACAAGGACGTGCCAGTGAACCTGCTGACAGGAACAGGCAACTCAGTACAAATTACCGGTAACGGGACCAGCAATAACTTCTTCCCAGCATATACGTTTGGGGGTAAACAATTAAAAGATATTGTTGGAGCAGGTAAAAGTTTGGTATTAAGCTTTGACTGGTCAGCCTCAGACCAAGGAGCACTAGGCATTTTCCGAGCCCAACTAAATTTGGATCCATGGGCCCTCGGGGAAGCCGCCAATGTATCTAGTGGTTCAGGGCGTTATTATGCATCAGTCCCCATAGACTCGGGTCTGCAGGCCTCTATTGCGACTGGTATTCGCATTCGAATGGATAGTGTTACAACAACAATAACAATATCTAATATGAAATTTGAGATTGGCACCACCGCCTCTCCATGGTCGCCTAACCCAGCGGATCCTGAATACTATACCGACACCATCACAGTTCACAATGGTGGCACTTATCCTGTTGAGCCAGTTATTACGGCCACTATGCACGCTGATAACGGCATGGTTGGGATTGTTAATGATCGCCCGGGTATTCTTCAATTCGGTACGCAAGAAACAGATGGCTTCACCACCGAAGAAAGCGAAGTAGCACTTGATTTGGCAGCCGTGCAAGGCTCACATATGGATAATCAAGCCGCCACAAACAATCCCTATTGGGGTGGTGATCCTAGTATGCCTAACGAACAGATCGGTAATGCGATTTGGACTCATGACGATTATGATGGCTGGAAGGTTGAGCCTAATTGGACCAGTATTACTGGCGACCACAAGTATTGGAACGGTCCTTCAATCAAGCACAATCTCGTCCAGACACATAACGGTAACTTCAAGAGCAATCTAACATGGAACGTTATGACACGCTTCCAAACTGGGGTAGCAAAGGTAGGTGCGCTCGAAACAACGTTAGAGAGTGACGGTAAGCCAATCTTTCAGATGATACTGAAAGACAATAGTGCACTGTCTGACCAAATATGGTGGATGTGTTACTACAAAAATCAGCTAGTCGTCAATGAACAGTTGGATCGCAATATCTTCACTAACGATAAGTTCATTCAGTTGGAATTACAGAAATTTGGTAATTCGGTTGTTTTTAGGGTGTCACCATGGGTTGGCAATCGAGGACGAGAGACGACTATTACCCGTCAATTCACTTTTTCGGACGCTGCTAGTGTCGAGACCAAGCAATTTTCAGCATGGTTTATGCGAGACAAGACATGGGGCGAGTCGACTATGTATCTAATTGCGTCTACCGTTAAATGGCAGAACGTAAGCTGGTATACAGATATTAAGAATCGCTTTAGCGATGGCGATGTAATTACGGTTGATGTGGCTAATACCAAAACTTATTTCAATGGCAACGAAGATCGCACCTTGCATACATTAGGAAACCAGTGGGACAAGTTTCTTTTGCCACCCGGAGATACCATCATTCAGCTCATGCCATCAAGCTGGGCACAACCATTTGCGTGTGAAGTTGATTTGAAGGAGGCGTGGCTGTAAATGGAATACTATTTCTCAGACCGAAAATTCAACATCATGGGCGTTGCACGCACAACTGGAAAAGGCGAATGGCTTGTTAGCGCGGATAGTGAAGTTAAAACAACCGATGACAGGCCTACCATTGCCTTGACCCTGACGATTCCATTTAAAACTGAGCAAGAGCAGGCCATTGATGAAATGGCGGCTGAAAACAATTTTGTCTTATATCAGGATGAAGAAGGCAATGGACATCAAATGGTCATTGCCAGTGTTACTCACGATACATTAGCACATATTCATACAGTCGTTTGTACGGATGCAGGTAACGATCTGATGAATGAAGTGGTGGGTGCCTATACCGCTGACAAAGCCTATACTATCGCTGATTACATCCTCATGTTTACGAATGATTCTGGTTGGGAGATTGGTATTAATGAATTTCCTACAGACGTCAGAACACTTACATGGACAGATGAAGACACTTCACTTAGCCGCATTAAATCAGTCGCAAAAGATTTTGATGCAGTGCTTAGCTTTGGCTTTGTTTTTGTAGGTACGACTGCCGTAAAACGTGTTATCAGTGTCAGACATGAGGAAACTTCCGACAGTTTAATTTCTTTTGAGATGAACAAAGACATCAACAATATTGTAAAGACAGTTGATATCTACGACATGGAAACATCGGTGAAGGCCTATGGTGCTACACCTGACGGTTCAAACGATCCAATTAATTTGATTGGGTATAGATGGACTGATCCAACCGGACAATTTGTACTTGACCAGTACGGATTCTTGCACGATACCATTGCCGTACAGAAGTATTCACGCTTGTTAAGCAACAGCAACCCTAACCCAACACAGTCTGATTGGAACCGGGTTAAAACATTTGAGTCGACTACTCAAGCCACGTTATTGCAAGCAGCTTTGGCAGACTTGAAGAAGTATAACCACCCGAATGTTAACTATGAAGTCGATTTGGCAAATGCGCCCTATGTGCCATTGAATCAAACGGTACACATTGTTGACGAGAACCAGAATCTATTTCTTTCTGCAAAAGTGTTGTCGGTTGAACGCAGCCGTGCTGGTCATTATACCAAGCTCACTTTAGGAGATTACGCAAATGAGCAGCCTAATTTGTATTCAGCGCTTAAGGATATGGCAGTTAAGATTGAAAATATCCCCAAGGCCATTCAGTTTTATCCATGGATTCGTTATGCCGATGACGATAAAGGCACCAATATGAGTGCCTTCCCAAGTGGCAAGAAGTACATGGCTATTGTTCCCAATGCCAAGTCATCCGTCCCAAGTGATGATCCAGCTGATTACGCCGGCAAATGGGCACTGATTCAGGGCAAAGATGGTGCTGACGGTGTTCCGGGTGCAAAAGGAGCTGATGGCCGTACAAGCTATTTCCACACTGCTTGGGCGAATGATGTAAGCGGTCAAAGTGGGTTCACGGTATCCGGTGGCGATGGCAAAAAGTATATTGGCACGTACAGCGACTTCACAAAAGCTGACAGCACTAATCCGGCTGATTACAATTGGGCGCTTTTTAAAGGTGACAAAGGCGATAAAGGTGACACGGGGGCAGATGGTCTACCGGGTAAAGACGGGGTTAGTGTTAAATCCACTGTAGTTACTTATCAGTTAGGCACTTCTGGTACAACTAAGCCAACGAGCACTTGGAGTTCAACGGTTCCGACATTGGTTAAAGGCCAGTATCTGTGGACGAAAACCACATGGAATTACTCGGACAGTACCAGCGAAGACGGCTATCAGGTGACCTATATCGGCAAAGACGGAAACAATGGTTCTGACGGAATTGCAGGTAAGGACGGAGTAGGTATTAAGTCAACCGTGATTGAGTATTCTGTTTCGTCAAATGGTGTCACTAAGCCAAGCACAGGCTGGTCAGCAACCATTCCAAGCATTGCTCCTGGACAATTCATGTGGACACGGACAACGTGGCTCTATACTGATGGAACGAATGAAGTCGGTTATTCGGTAGCACAAGCTGGCGCAACTGGTCCACAGGGGCCACAAGGCGTTCCCGGAAGCAAGGATGTGCCATACACATACATTCAGCTTGGCACGCCTGCTAGTCCCAAGAAAGGCGATTTGTGGTGGCATGGCACAACACTCAACGATGCCACGGCATTGCAATACTACGATGGGTCAACTTGGATTGACCAGAGCATTCAGCAGGCAGTGCTTAGCATCAAAAAGCTGCAATCAATTGAGGTTGACACCTCAACCATTAATTCGCCTGACATTAATTCACCTTTCAACCATGTTCAGATTGACGGTGCCAAGAGTTCTGGCAATCTTGAACTCAAAGATGCAAACCTAAGTATATTGGGCAACATTGAAGACAATAATGGCAATCCCAATGGTCAATACTACAAATCTCTTTTGAGCCCTAACGGTATGTCCAACTACATCACCACTCCTGATCAAAAGGGAAACATGTCGTCAGTTGCACTCCAACGTGGTGCACTTCAGTTACAAACGCTGATCAGTGACCCCAGTGCCGCTACAAAAAAATATATTCAATCTGAATTCACTTCGGCAGACAACGTGACATTTTTCTACGTCAATACAACCGCGCTAAGCAATATTGATATTGATTACGCATATATTTACTACACGCGACGTGGAAATTTGGTGACCGTCAACTTTCAAATTCACACAATAGCTAATCAGTACAATTATTTGAGGCTCGCAGATATTAGACCCGGTTATACACCTCTTTTAACAAACAAAATTGTTGCAAGCTGCTTGAGTTTTTCAGATCCCGGACAATCTACAGCTATGTATTCAAGCACGCCAAGCGGAGGAACGGTCGGCTGGTATAGCAACATTTCCAAAGCATCTGGCAGTTATGGTGGATCTGTTTCTTATCTCACCAAAGATGACTATCCAACAGGTGATTCATTTTTTCAATAGGAGGCAATTATGAAAGTCAAAGTATGGACGGATAGCAATAATCGGCTGCTTTATTGGGCATATGCTGATGAAAAAAGACCAGTAGGGCCAACCGATGAAGGATTCGAGGTTATTGAAGTGGATAAGGCGGTTGGTTTGTATGAGAACCACGCCAGCGTTATTGACGGCCAAGTCGTTCCTGATGCTGATTATGACACAGACGCTGACAGACCTAAACCTGAGCCGTCTGCAGCTGACTTAGCAAATGCTGAAACTATGAAGATGGTTGCTAGTATAACTATGTCAAACGCAGCTTTGATAAAGCAGGTGGCAACATTGACCAAGGAGGCAAAATCGTGAACGCATATAAACCATTAATTATCAGCTACTATCAGCAAGGAATCTACAACAAGGATGACTTAGCCTTGTTCGTGATTGTCGGCTGGATTAGCCAAGCAGAAGTAGATGAGCTTGTTAAGCAAGTCGCCAGCAAAAGCTAGCGGGTATTTTTATGGAAGGAAGTGATGACAATGCTAAATAAAATCAGAGATCACCCGACACACACAGCACTCGCCATTGGCATGGTTGCCATTGGCTTGTTTCTACTCATCAATGACCATTATTTCGTCTGGCCCCCACATTACTCCGACTGGTTAAACGATGACATTGTGGGGTTTTTGTTTGTCATTGATGGAATCGGAATTGGGGGGTGGGTGATATGGGAAACACAGTTAGCAGTGACCAATCGTCTGCTGCTTACGACTACCAGCTTTTTAATGTCATTTTTGACAATACTGCAATTACTGACCTCAATCTCAACTGGAATCTACACAAATTGGATCAGCAATGCGATCATAACAGCCTTCGTGCTGATTCTGGCACGAAGGAGTGACAGCCGTGACAGCAGCGATAACTAAAATTATTGTCGATTCTACTCCATACATTGCAACCATCGTTCCAACGCTTATTGCTTATCTGACCTACCGCGAGGGTAAACGGAAGAATAGGCATGATGAGCTTGAGGATATGAATGACAGATTACGCACAGACAATGACCGATTAAGACGTGAGAATGAGCGTCTCAGAAAGGAAAATAATCATGAATAATTGGACAGAACTTTTAGTATCACTTGCAGTAGCAGCAATCCCAATCATTGGGGCTTGGATCTCAAAACAATTGCTGGCTAACAAACAGGCGATCACATTGGTAAAGGTATTAAGCCCATTGGCAAACGCTGCGGTAACAGCGGCAGAACAGCTCGGTGTGACACAGGCGATTGACGGTGCGGTTAAGAAATCGACTGCCGTTCAAGCAGTTAAAGATGGCTTAAAGTCGCTTGGCTTCACCAGCACAGACGAGCAGACAATTGCCAATGCGGTTGAGAAAGCTTTTGCGGATTTGAAAGACAGCCTAGCAGAAACCTATCCACAAAAGACAGTTGATCAGGAAGTATCTAATCAAGATAAGGTAGCTGCCGCAGCTCAGGCGGCCGCAGATGCAGTTAAGGCTCAGCTGGCACCATCATCTGTTGCTCCGCAGCAATAAGGAGGGCACCATGAAATTTAAAACTAAACTCATCACTTTGGTAGTCGCTTTCTTGGCGGCTATTTCTTTTGCCCTGCCATCGCAGGTCAATGCGGCCAAGGGAGATCAAGGTGTCGACTGGAGCCGGTACCAAGGAGATAACGGTGTCTTTGGTTATTCCACTGACAAGTTCGGCATCTCTCAAATAGGTGGCTATAGTGGCTACGGCACATATGAGCAAACCACGTATAAGACACAGGTTGCATCGTTGATTGCCGCTGGTAAGCGGGCACACACCTATATTTGGTGGCAGAATATCGACAACACCAATTTGGCCAAGCAAGTGCTAGATCATTTCTTTCCAGAGATTCAAACACCAAAAGGGTCTATTATTGCGCTTGATTATGAGGCCGGATCGACCAACACGGCAACTTTGCTATGGGCACTCGACTATATTCGTGATGCTGGCTACACACCAATGCTGTACGGCTATAAGAGCTTCTTGATGAGTCACATCGACTTGTCACAGATTGCCAGTCGCTATCAGTTATGGCTTGCGGAATATCCTGACTACAATGTCACCACCGTTCCGAACTATGGCTACTTCCCCAGCTTTGATAATGTAGGTATCTTCCAGTTCACTTCCACCTATCGCGCTGGCGGCCTTGATGGCAACGTTGATCTAACCGGCATCACTGATTCAGGCTACAACGGTAGCACGACAACTGACAGCGGTAAGACCTATGTCCACCCATCAACCAATACACCGGCAACCAACGCGGGTCAGCAAGCCAACAACACCACGCTTAGCCAGATCAAAGTTGGCGATAGTGTTAAGGTAAACTTCGGCACAACCCGTTGGGCGAACGGTGTCGCAATGCCTAGCTGGGTTCAGGGCAAGACGTACACTGTGCAGCAAGTATCTGGATCTAACGTATTGCTTGGCGGCATCATGAGCTGGATCAATCGTAGCAATGTTGAGCTGCTGACAACGGCCAGCGTGTCATCAGTAAGCTATGGCTCGACCTACACCGTCAAATCTGGTGATAGTTGGTGGTCGATCGCATACAAATACGGCATGAGCATGTATACTTTGGCCTCTAACAATGGCAAGTCAATCTACAGTGTGATTCACCCAGGCGATGTTATCCGAGTATCTGGCACAAGCTATTCAAGCGTAGCAAGCCACACGTACTACACAGTCCGCTATGGTGATAGCTTCTGGAGCATTGCCAGAAAGTATGGCATTAGCATGTATACTTTGGCCTCTAACAACGGCAAGTCAATCTACAGCCTGATCTATCCGGGCGAAATCCTGTATATCAGGTAACAAAAAAAGTCCTCTGCTCGCTTACACGGGTTGAGGGCTTATTTTTGTGCACTAAATTATCAGCCACAGAGAAGCCATTCAACACGATTTAATAACTTGCTTCTGGATGCTTTTAGATTCATCACTCAAAGGGGACAAAAAGGGGACAAAAAAGGTGCAAGCACTGATGCATAGGCAACTATAATGCCTGCAGCCGGCAT